TAAAACTTTTCATACATACCAGCATGGGAAGAACCGATACCTTTTGATACGAGATAAAATACATCATTCATACCTTTGGGGGCTTTATACTGTTTACGCATGTATTTCATGACATAGGAATAAGCACCTTTATCACAGGGTTTACACATACAGAATCCAATAGACTCACGGAGGGGTGTATTACTACCTTTCTCATACAACCAGTTACCGTCATCATCACGAGAATAGACAGACCAACATTCCTCAATAAAGTGCAATACCGACGTAACATTAGGGAAATGTTGTTTATTATTATCGGGAAAGTTCCACAGCAACAAATGATAATGCGGGCGCTTAGTTCGCGTTCCATACTCACCACAAGCAAAGTACTTTATACAATGCTCGATAGCCAATCGATCGAGTTTAATACGCAAACGTTTCATGAATAACTGAATAGCACTTTTTGTTACGCCATAGTGAGGGAAATACTTCGGGGCGTAAGTCAGAGTAATGAAATAGGTAGAGTTCGAAGAACTGACAGACTCGGCAACGGCACGAAATTCCCATTCTCTACACTTTTTATCACGGCAACAAGCGCAATGACCGCAAGGTACTTCGATAAACATAGGATATACAACACCTGTTTCGTCGTCAAATACAAAGAACTCATTCAAATTATCATGAGTTACACCGAGCCTTTTCGGAGAAAAACGATATTTAGGGAAATTGTGATAATACACAAATTTTTCGGCCTCAGAGATACGAACATATCCAGCGGGCGTATGATAACAACCATTGGCCAATAACAGACGTTTCAAATGAGAGTTACGAATAATTACAGGTGATTCACATATTACTTGTTTCATAATGATTAACTTTTTCAAAAAAGACTTAGTTCAATTCGCGATTCCGTGTCCACGGTTTACAGACATGTGTCAATCGCTCTATATATATCAAGTTCTTAGGGGACGAAGTCCACGCTTTCGCGTTGCTTCGTAACAGGGAGGTTACAGGTAGGGAGGTTTTAACACCTCACCTATTGCGTATTCACGCAAAAGTGGATTTTTAAAACCTCTTTGGGCTGCTGAAAGCCAGATTTAGCGGAAACATTAAGCTCGCTTCGCTCGGGGTGTATAAGGGGAGATGTAGAATAAATTCTACACCTCCTATTAGTACGCTCTCGACGGCGGAGCCTGTTCGCTGTCAGCCTTGCAGGCTGGCGCGCAATAGTTTATTTATCACCTAAACGCCACAACCAACGAACAAAACGAACAAGAAAAACGCCAAAAACAGCAAATAACAGCAATAAAACGGCAGTTATCATAAAAATCTCTAAAAGAATCTGCAACGTTAACCAAATTTCGCCCATATCTTTAAATTATATATAGACAAAAATATAGATTTTCTACTACGGTGCAAAACCTTTTACCACTTTCGGCGAAAATTTACCAACACCAAAGCCAATACCAAGACCAATAGCAATTGTAGAAAGTATATGAGAAGCAACACCTATATACTTATCAAGTTTATTCTCTACAAAAGTACGATCAAAATCGGAATCAAGCTCGGAAAAATCAAGATTCTCATAAAACTTAGTCATCTTTTCAAGATTAACTTTCATAGTCTTAGGCAAACCAGCGTCTTTAAGAAAATTCAAAAAACTTAAAAAACTATCCGCAGACTCATTTTGAATATCTGCAATATACTTTCTAGCTTGAGCAATCCATAATTGTTTTTTTGCTTCCAACTCATCACGACGGACACCTAAATCAAGCATAAATTTTTGCCATTCCATTGCGAGATTACCAACAGACAACAACCGATCGACACGGCGATAAAATTGCTGGTTTGTAAGGTCATTAATATGAGCTTTATTAACCTCAATATCAGAACGTGCCTTATCCGACATAACGTCAAAATTCTTTTTCTGAGAAATAAGCATATCGCCTGTTTTCTCAGCTACACGAGTCTGCTCACGGGATAGACCAGCGTCCGCAACAATCTTATAAAATGTAGCTTGATTGATTTGACCAAGAGTCTCATTAGTTATCTCTTGACCGCCTGCCTGTGCATTATTTTTACGAGCTTCCGACTTCATCACATCAATCTGAGCACCTACAAGAGCGTCTTGCAAACCTTGATGAATAGCGTCACCAATAGTGCGCTTTTGACCAAGTGCGGACATATCAACAGGAGAAGAGGGTGCACCAGCTGTCATACTTGGAGAACTGGCAGCAGTCAAGCCACTCGTACCATTCTGATACATCATATCCGGATTCAAACCTGCGGCCTTTAAACGTGCCATTTGCTGAGCTGGGGAATTATACTCGTTCTCTCTATTCCATTGCTCTAAGTTCCATTTATTTTGAAGCTGAGCAAGATTAAAATTATACGTCCGGTTTTTCTCATTCTCTTCCCGCTGGGCTTTTATCTGTTTATTAATAGCAATATTTTGTCCAATTGAGCCAAATAAGCCAGATATAATACCAGCACCACCAGAGATTAATGAATTACCGTAACTTTGAAAAAAGGAAGGTGAATCAGCCATAACGTTTTTTATCTGATTTATGAATATTAATTAAATTACTCTGAACTACTTGGGTAGTTTCCCATGCAGTATTCATATCACAACCTCTACGAAATTGTGGCTCGATAAACCAAGAATCTGTAAAGGCTTCGGAATCATTAGACACCTGCAAATTAGGTGTAGAAACTGCCAAACCTCGTTCAGTCATTTGCTTAATATCACGAGGAGTGAGAGCCAAACCAGACTGCACGGGTTTTTCATACTTTGAATATTTATCACACTTTGCCAATATATTAGAACCGGCGGTTAATCGTCTTGTTGCCATAATTCATTGTTTTATCGCACGCGCGCACGCGAAGCGCGCGCACGCGCGCGAGGTTATTAATTGTGTTTAGTCAAGTCTCGGTATCGCCACTCTACTAATTGGCAATTTAACCGAGCAATCAAGCCATATTTGACCGATAACTTTATCGGTATTCTCCGTAACTGCAAATACATCATTCAACTGTTCATCATCGACCAACAAAAATGATTGTGTAAGTGCAGGCTTAGAGTCAAATACACGATTCATAAGGAAATTTCGCAAATTCGTCCTAAAAAGTCCGTGTACCTTATCAGTTTTTTGTACGTACTCATACCACGGGCGTTGATAACCAAAAACAGCGTCCAAATCATCACGAGCAGCATAAGCCTGCAATGGACATACCTCCTTATAAGTAATAGGTTGGAAACCGAGATTATCAAACTCGGGTTGAAAATGGTCGAGCAAATCACGATACAAATAATGTTTCGGGAGCAACTGCGAGTAATTCGGCACGGGAACCATTGAGATAATGCCCATGATAATAGACTCTTCATCA